CGCATCTTTTCGCCCGATCCAGCGGCGATGCGGGCCTTCTTGGCGTGAATGTTGGCGTAAAGGCCCTTTTTCATCCGCACTTCCACCGTCTCATCGAGGCTTTCGCCCGCTCTGCGTTCTTGGATTTGGCAACCACACCGCCCATTCGGGCGCAAAAACTGGCCTTCCGGCCCTTGTCCGCAGCCGTCTTGGGTGAAGGCGCGGGCGGCTTCAGCTTGCTGCCCGTTGCGCGGTTATAGACGGCGCGGCCCTTGGCTGTCAGCCCCGCGCCCTTGCTGACGGGCAGCTTCTCGCCGCGTCCGACTGACAGAGATACGCCCTTGCGCGCCATCACGACCCTAGCCAAGAGGTTGAAACACTACCCGAACCATAAGCCTTGCGCGGCGTCCTGTCAACGCGCTCTCCTCTGGAGGCCACGGGGAACGCGAATGTAACGGCTATCGCGTCCGCGGCGTCGGGGCTTGCGAGCCCACGGGCTTTCATCTCCTTCTTGCCTTCGAGGAAGATCGTGCCCTTGCTGTCCGGCTTCATCAGCGGCGAAATCATGTCCGTCTTCAGCACCCTGTCCGGCGGGATCGACGCGCTTTTCAGCCATTCCCGCATGGCTCCCCACATCTCAGCCCGCTTGTTGCCGTACATGACCGGCTTGCTGCTCTTCGACCCAAAGTTGACCCCCTTGACCTTGTACCGCTGCTCCTTGAGCCTGTCCACGACCCCTGCGCCCAGGCCCCCCTCGTCGATCACGACCATCGCGGGCCGGAACTCCTCCATCGCCTCGATGACGCGGCCTACGACTTCCATGGTGTCGTCACCGCGGTAGCGCTTGATTGCCACGATGTCCCGGCCTTGCCGTACCGCGATAACTGTAGCGTCGGCACCGAAGCGTGCCGGGTCCACGCCGAGGACAATCGGGGCAGAGGCATCCTTATAGCGGGGTCGTTCCATGGCGTCGTCGACGAGATGGATGGGGATGAACTGGTCATCTCCAGCCGAGGGAAACTCACCGTAGACTTCAACATGAGCCTGAGAACTGTCAGGCCCGTATTCCTGGATGATCTGCTCATAGACCGCCTTGTCCGTCCCTTCGACCGTGCGGGCGTCCACGGTCTTGTTGCGCCAGAAGTCCCGCTTGGCGTTGAACGCCTCGTAGAAGTAGCCCGTGTTGCGGCGGGGGTTGGAGAACGCCATCCAGAAGCGGTGCGGCGTGTTCTCGGTGAAGAAGCCCGCCGCGACCTGCCAGATGGCGTCGGCAATGCCCGAGGCTTCGTCGAACACCAGCAGCACACCATCGAAGTTGTGAACGCCCGCGTAGGCGTCCGGGTTCTCTTCCGACCACAGCCGGCCTTCGACACCCCAGTAGCGCGTGCCCTTCTTCAGGTCGCGCTCGACCAGTTCGGCCAGCCACTTGGCGGGCATGACACGGGTGGCGCTGACCTCGAACCAGTGGCTGTTCAGAGATAGTGCCAGCCACTTGGTGATCTCGGCCCATGTGATCGACCGGAGCTGCGTCTCGGAGTTGGCCGACACGATGGTCGTGGACCCGATCCGGGTGGTCAGCATCCAGATGATGAGCCAACTGACAAGGGCCGACTTGCCGATGCCGCGGCCCGAACTGACCGCCATGCGGAATACGTCGAAGTCCACCTTGCCGTTGTTCTGCCGGATGTGCTCGGTCAGGTCGCGCAGCACCTCGCGCTGCCATCGGCGCGGGCCGGAGAAGTGCTCCAGCGGCGTGCCGGGCTGGCCCCACGGAAACAGGTAGAGCACGAACTTGTACGGGTCGTCCTTGAGGCTGGGCGACCACAGGGTCGCCATCAGCGTCTGTTCGTCGTCAGCGCTGTAAATGGGGGTCTGCATCAGGCGCGGCGGCCCAACATGCGGTTCGTCGCGAACGACATCGCGCCCATCCTCTGGCCTGCCCCCAGCGCGCGTCCTGACAACATGCGCGCAAACGAATTTTCCTGCGGCGGCGCCCCGCCGGCGGGCGGCGACATGAAGTTGTGGAACATCTTGCCAAGCCCGCCCGGCATGGACGGCCCGAACATTCGCAGCAGGCCCTCCATGAAATCCGCGCGCTCGCCAAGGTCCTGGCGAAACTCCGGCTTCAGCGACCAGCCGCTGTAGTCGGGAAACGCGGGCTTTGACGCGCGCGAGGAAGACTGAAAAGGCATCATTCCCCGCAACTGCGTTTGCAGGGAGGCGTCAGGGGGTTTCGGAAGCATCGAGTATCTCCGTGGCAGCCAGTTCAATGACGCGGTGCTGCGCCTGCTCCAGCGCGGCCGTGATGCTGATCTTCTGGTCGATGCTGACCTCGATGGCCTGCTTGGCCGCCCAGCCGTGAGCGTAGCGCAAGACCTCAAGCGCCGCCTTGGCGTCGCCCGCGCGTGCGGCGTCGTGCAGCACGGTGGCCATCTCATGCTCGCCGTCGGCGCGGCCCTTCTGCTCGGCATACTCCGCGATGGGGTCCATCTGGCAGAGCCTGCGGTACTCGGTCGGCGTCATGCCCGCGGCGAGAGCGAGGGTGTCACCTTTCAGCCCCAGCCGGGCAGCAGAATAGATCGCCTCCAGACGCGCCTCGGTGGCGGTCAGCGGACGCGGGTCGTATGGGAGCGAATAGAACATTCCGTGTTTTGTAACATGAGGCCGTGTTGCGGGAAATAAAAAATTTTTCTTGTGGCCCTTGGCCTCGGCAACAGCAACCGCGCTCGGCCCTGTCCCCCCCCCTGCCCTGACTGACTGCTCAATCAATCAGCATCTAGCTGACTGGCTAGTCAATCAGCCTCCACTGACTGGCTAGTCAGTCAATGCTTGCAGCGTGCGAGCCTGGCGGCTGTGTGCGCATGGCCATATGGCCTAGCGTCAAGCATGGGCAATGCCTGGAAGCGCCAGCTCGAGGCAGGGCTCGAGGCAGGGCTCGAGGCAGGGCTCGAGGCAGGGCTCGAGGCAGGGCTCGAGGCAGGGCTGGAGGCAGGGCTGGAGGCAGGGCTGGAGGCAGGGCTGGAGGCAGGGCTGGAGGCAGGGCTGGAGGCAGGGCTGGAGAAGGCCAAAAAACACAACTAAAAGGAAGGGGCAAAATGGGTTTTTCTAGCGTTAGTTGAATAGCCAATGATTACAGCGGCTTAGGCAAGGGATGGGCAAGATGGGCAATATGGGCAACGGTTTTTAAATCGGTCTGACCTGACAGTGCACTGCAATATAAAGACTTCCTTATATCGTTATAACTTATCTTTGAAGTCTAAAAAACAGATAACCCATATTGCCCATCACAGCATGGCATAAGGATTTTAGCCGCTCTGGCAATGCCCCAAACACTGCCCAGGCAATGCCCCAACCATTACCCCAAAAGAAAACGGCGGCCATTGGGCCGCCGTTTGTTGACTACACGCTAGCGTGTAGCACGTCCATTGCCGCGTCGTCAAGCGCGCTCAATTGCCTTGAAACGATAGTTCGGTCCGTACACAATCCGCCATTCGTTTCCGCCGGCTGTCCAAACGCGGATGACGTCGCCGCGAGACTTCTTTGCCTTGACCGGCGCCGACGTGCCGCGTTTGGCAAATTCGGCGCCGGCCATATAGGCGAGCCAGGCATCGCTTGACCACAAGTAAGGGTTATCAATGTCGGCCTGCGAGCTGTTATAGCCTTCCATGAATTCCGCCGTCAGCATTGCTCTATCTTCTCTCGTTTAGTGTTGACAATATGTGGACAGTCTCATATCTGCGTCATGCTGTCAACTATATTTTGTTGTTGACATAGTGTGGAGGGTATAATATTGTTCGGGCGTCATCAACAAGAAAGGAAACGACATGGAAGCCCTAATCGCCAAAGTCCAAGCCAAACGCCTAGCAGCTGGCCTAGTGGTCAGCTTCGACCGTGAAACACCGGAAGAAACAGTTGCCTATGGCCGCGCTACTCACGCATTTGCCAGCGTCAAGGACCGTGACGAAAAGATTGACGTTTGGACGTGGCTCGGTCGCAATCCGCGAATTGAGCAATAGCGATTAGGATCTAGCCAACGGGCGGCTAGCCGCCCGTTCACTAGACCCTAGTAAACTCAATTGGAGACGACACCATGACCCATGAAGAATTCCCCGGCGAATATGCGCAAATCAGGGCGGAATATGCCGAGTACCAGCGCCGCGCGAGCAATATTCTCGTCTGGGCGCAGGCTCAGTACGCGGCCGGAACAATGACCGTGGCGCAGATAAAGCGCCGGGTTGACGCCATGTTTGACGCGCTTGACGCCGACTACATGAGCCCAGGCATCGAACGGGTGCAAACGCGCGCGGATGTCGATGCCAACGATGACGGTCCGTATCCCGGCTGGCCGTCCGAGCAATCGGCCGTGCAGTATAATTGGTAGGACCTAGACGGCCGCCGGCAAGCCCGGCGGCTCACTAGTCCCTAGTCTAAACTCAAACCGAAAGGAAACGACACTATGCTTATCGCAACGGATCTACTCAAGGCCGCGTTGCTTTGCGCCTCGCAGGAAGAAACGCGCTATTACTTGCGCGGTGTGTTCCTGTCCACGTCCGGTCACTTGGTGACCACTGATGGCCACCGGATGTTTGTCGCCCGTCTTAACGAGCGGCCGGCCGCTGACGTCATCGTACCCTATGCCGACGTGCAAGCGGCGCTCAAGCTGGCCGGCGCGCGCGCGAAAGACATTGACGTGACGGCCGACCGTATCGGGCAAATTGCCTATACGCCGGTTGACGGTACCTTCCCGAACTGGCGCAACGTCGTGCCGACGGGCGAAGAAACGCCCGCAAAGGACAAGACGGAGGATCTTCCCGGTAACGTTCATTTCAACCACGTCTACATCGGCGATTTGGCGAAGATGGGCAAGATCCTTGGCGGATCTTCCACGCTGCACCCTGTTACGGCAAGCAATCCCGCCTTGGTGACGTTTGGTGATCGCGCGGATTGTTTCGGCGTCCTTATGCCGATGCGCCGCACGATTGACCGCAGCGCCGTCCTCACGCGCAATAGCGTGATGGCAGGCTGACAACAAACACTTGACGGGCGGCTCCGGCCGCCCGTATACTATCTGCGCAATGTCAACTAAGGGAGACTAAAATGACCGATATCTATGAACAGCACCGCGCCAGCTTCCCGCATGTTTCCGCGTTTGTGGTGATGCACGGATCCAGACATGTGGGCTCAATTGCCTTCAAATTCCCGCGTGACGGCGCCGGCCGTCTGTATGCATATGTCCATTGGTTCGGCGTGCCTATGGTGCGCGGCTATGCTGGCGGCTATGGCTACGACAAAAAGTCCGCCGCGTGCTCTAGCGCCGCACGCAAGATGCCGGAGCACCTGCCGGAAGGCTACGACGGCGCGGACGACGTCTACGGCCGTTTCGTTGACGCCCTGAGGCGTGATGATGGCCAGGAGTGGCACAACCACTTGCGCAAGGCGGGCTTTGACGTTCTGCAGGCGGTGTGACCATGACATTGGATCAATTCGCCCGCGACTATGTCGCAACGCTCAACGCTCCGGCTAATGGCTTGGGCCAGCATGTCCACCCGACGCACGGCCGCTCTGACGTCATGCTGTACCGCATGGTAAAGACATATGGCGACGCCGCGGCGCACGCGGCAATTGACGCCGCATTTGCAAAGTCGCGCACGGCATGACTGACGCCCTTTACCTCGCCCTGCAGCTCGCCAAGGTCGCGCTTGTGTGCGGCGGCGCCTATGCCTTCACCTGGTTCATGCTCGCTATCTGACGGGGAACTCGACCGCCGGCGCACCATGCGGCGCCGGCGTGCGGGCAATCCCGCCCGGAGGAAATACAATGAAATACGTTTATGTGCCGCTCACGATCGGCATCTACCGCTATGTGCCGGTCACGATCGGCATCTACCGCGGCGACGTCCACTTGGTGGACGTCGATTGCGAGGCCCGCGTAGAATATGAATTGCCGGACGGCCGCGCGGGCGTGCTGGATTGGGACGTGACCGCGTTTCACTTTACGGACATGTACGACGGCCGGCAGGTCTATCACGAACTCGGCAAGACGGATCCGCTTTTCAAAGACCTGTATGACCACATGGACCGTGAATGGATCCACGACCAGGCGCGCGAAATGCTCGCGGCGGATGGCCTCTGTGATCTTTACATGGACCCGGACCTGTGACGCGGCCGTTGTACGACGCCCGCGGGCTTGTGCCAGACCCGCAACGGCTCGCGGACGCGCGTCACGTCACGCGCGACCCGGTAACAGATGAAATATCATGGCCGCCGTCGCGCATGGCGGACGTGCTGCGTGAGCTCAAACTGATAGACGAGGAGACAGACACATGAGCGACTACACATACCTGAACCAACTGACCGTTGAGGACCTGCTCGACCACGCGCGCGAGGCCGGACCGGATAACCATCTGGTTCGCGCCCTTGCGGACCGGCTTGAGGAATACGCCGACGCCTATGACACGGTGAACAGCCTGGAAGCCGAATTGGCGGACGCCAACCAACGCGCCGACGGCTGGCGCGAGGAAGCGCAGGCGGTGCAGCGCCAGCTCGACCAGGTGCGCGGATGAGCAAGCACACGCCAGGGCCTTGGACGTTTGGGCATTGGGGTGATGACTTTTGGGTCGGCCCTGACAGTAGCGGCTTGACCCAGAAAGTTGCCCGCGTGACATGGGGCATGGGTGAGGAGCGCGAAGAGGGGCGGGAGAACGCCCGCCTGATAGCGGCAGCGCCTGATCTGCTGGAGGCTTTGACGGATGTGCTGCCGCTGGCAGAAAGCTATCTCAACATGATGCCGGATCGACACGGCATTCACATCCCGAAACTGAAGCGCGCCCTCGCCGCAATCGCCAAAGCGGAGGCCACCGAATGAACCCTAACCGCGCCTATTGGGCGGCCCATTGCGCTGCGTTCTCAGACGGTCGCCTGCGCCGCTTCATCAACGAGACCGACCGCCTGCGGGACCACTACGCGACCGCGCAACAAGCCGCGGAAGCGGAAGCCCGCTACCGCAACCTCATCAAAGAAAAGGCCGCCCTCGCGGGCGGCCAGTCAACTCTAGGGAGGAAACAGCCTTGACCTATCATGAGCAGGCCCTTGATGCAACAGAGATCGAGCGCCGCCTGTGCGCGTACCTCGATGACCTGGTCCAGCTTGCCGGCGGCCCGCTGACCGTCTGGCGCGTCGCCCGCGTCGCAATGGAGCGCCTGCGGTACGCCGCCGGTGCGCCGCTGGACGAGCCGGTGACGCAACCGATCGTCAAGCCCGAGGCGGTGCTGACGGCCGTCGCCACGGCCCATGGCCTGACGGTGGACGACCTGCGCAACCTCGACCGCTCGCGCCGGGTCAGCGCCGCGCGCCACCACGCGGCATGGGAGCTTCGCCTGCGGCGGCCCGACCTGCCGCTGGTCAAAGTCGGCGCACACCTGAACCGGCTGGACCATGCCACAATGATCAACAGCCTGCGGCGGTTTCAGGGCTACATCATGACCGGCCAATACGCGGCAGAGCGCGCCCAGGTGGAGCGCGCCCTGTCATGCTGATACTGATCGCGGTTCTATTGGCGGCCCTTGTGGCCGCCTGGCTCGACCTTTAGGACTTCACGACGGTAAGACCCGGACCTGCGGCGTGCTCGACCATGCGCCGCAGGTCGCTCTTTGTGTAGTTGCGCGTCATGTCCTCGCGTGCCCAGATGTTCTTTTTCGTTTGGAACTCGGCCGATTTGACCGCGCCCAGGTCGATCCAGCCCGCCTCCTTGAGCCCATGCAGCAGCGCCGCCTGTGGCAGCTTAACGCCACCGGGCGCGCCCTGCTGGAGCGCATTGCAAAGCCTGTGGAACGGGGAGGCGATGACGCCGGCGGCAAACTCAGGCGATGGCCGCATGACCTGCTCGATGACATAGCTCTCCGCCATGCTGCGGCCCGTCTCGATCAGGCGCGTCCGATAGTCGGTCCAAGGCGGCATTGCCTTGGGGCTGAACGCCGACACGTCCCGCACCTTGAGCCATCGCGCGACCGTCTGGAGCCCGCCGCCCTTGTACCAGCCCCAGAGCACCGCGGCGTCAGCCTTGGTCATGCGCGGCGCATAGGACCAGACACAAAACCAGCGCCGGTCCTGCGTCGGAAGCGTGATCGGCACGGGGTCATTGGTGAAGGCCAGCACGAACAGGCGGTTGACCATGTCATACGGGTGCAGGCCCTTGCGCTCGATGGTCAGCGTATCGGGCGGGGCGGCGATGATCGGCTTAAGCTTGTTCGACAGCGCCCGGCGCTCCTTCGCCTCCGGCTCCTTCAACTCATTCAGGATCAGGATTTCGCTTTCCAAGGCATAGCCCCAGCGCGAATTGATGCCGTCGGCGTCAACAAGCCCCCGGTTCCGCAGGTTCGGCCCGCAGACCGACCAGATGAACGGGAACCAGAGCGTGTCTTTACCGCAACCTTCGTCGCCGCCATGCAACACGGCGTGATTGATCTTCACCTCCGGGTGCTGGAGCTTGTAGGCCATCACGTCCAGGACGTGCTCGCGCTCGACCGGGTCGGGGATCAGCAGCTCGGCGTGGGCCAGCCATGGCGCGACATCGCCCGGCGCACCTTCGCCCAGGTCCGGCCGCGCGTCAACCCAGCGGTTGCCGTAGACCTCGCCGTCGCGCGCCACCAGCACGCTCTCGCCGGCGGCGTAGGTCAGACCGCGCAGCACCCGCGCCCCGGACGCCTGGCGGTTTTCGTCGTAGCATGTCGCGGCCTCGATCTTGCGCTGGTTGTGGATCGACTTGCAGTCAACGTGCCGGAACACTGCGTTGAACGCGCCGCGCGTCATGTCGCGACGGTCGACCATGTCGAAATAAGCGTCATCCTCGACGATGTAGGCGAAACGTGAATACCACTCTCGCTTGGTCAGGCGGCCTAGTTCCTTGCGGTCCACCTCGGCCACGACCTCGGCGGCGGTGTCGGGGAACGCCTCGGTCGGCTGGATCGCCGCGGCGACCTTGGCCATGCGCTCGGCCACCAGTTCCTCCCGGAAGCCCGCCTGCACGGTCGGCCCGCCCTGCTCGGCCACCCACGCGAGGAATGCGTTGCTGTCGAGGTGCTCGCAGTGGGCGTGGTAGCAGCAGAACGCCCGGTTGACGGGCGAGTAACGGCCCTCGATCTGGCCATCCGTATGTTCGTGATTGTTCGGGCAGACGATGCCGCACCAGCCCTCGCGGTTGACCTGCGAGAGCACCAGCCCCTGGTCGGAAAGCCACTTCAGCACGCTGTCGGACCCGGTGTCGCGCAGTCGGATGACCTGCGGCCCGGCGCTGTCGGCGGGCGCCGGCGTGACGCCCAGGCCCTCGCAGATCTGCGGCAGCGTGTACTCGCGGTCAGGATGGAACTCGACCAGACGGGCCTCGAACCCGTCCCGCCCCGGCTTCATGTTTGGCGAGCCCGGCAGGCGGCAGTTCCTGACGGCATTGGTGGCGCCGGGGTCGGTGTAGCCCGCCTCGGCAATGGCCGTGATGGCCGCGACGAACTCGCCCTTGCTCGGCTGCTCCTTGAATGCGTAGCCCCACTGGCAGTTGCCGGGCGACGTCTCGACGATCCACGTCGGCGGCACGGGCGGCGTTTTCGACTTCGTGCCGATGTCGTCCAGCATCATGAACAGGACATATTCGCAGTTGGCAGCACTTGCTGACGGCTTGCCGTCCGTGAAGCGGTCGATGATGAACGAGCCCGTATTGATGAACCAGCTCTCGCCTTCCTTGCGCTTGCGCGACGGCAGGAATGCGGGCCACGTGAATTTCGGCGTGCCATCGCGATGGGTTGCCTGCACGCCGTCACGCATGACGGCTTTCTGGCGCACGATCAGAGCGGTCTCGCCCGGTGGGGCCAAGGCCGTCAGGTAGTCAAGCAGGTCTGTCATTGTTTCCTCGGGGGTTTTTATCGTGTGACCTTGCGGGCGTAGGCTTGGATCGACTTCGGAATGCGCTTCCACTTGAGGACGCCAAACCCGCCGTTGTGGCAGGCGGCGGCGCGGAACTGGTTGCCCTTGGCCCCGCGGTAGCAAACCGCCAGGTGCTTCATGCCGGCGCTGGTCTGGGTGGCGCAGGACGCATTGCGGACGTTCTTGTAGCCCAGCCCGGCGGCAGTCCGGGGCAGCACCTGCAACGGCCCCCGCTCACCTGCGGCACCCACGCGGCCGCACCTGATACCACTCTCGACGCGGGCCACGCGCAGCGCGAAGGACTGCGGCACGCCGTGCTTGTGCGCCATCTGCTTCACGATGCCCGTCGCATCCGCTGCCTGTACGGCCGATGTAGCGATGGCGAGTGCCGTCACGGCAATAATAAATCTCATGATTAACCCTTTCCGTATCTGTCCATAATCGAGGCTTCGGCTGCCAGCGGCAGGCCCTCGGCCCATGCAGGCGGCGTGCTCATCACCCGCTGCATCTGTTCGAGCACTTTTTCGGGCTGGTCCGTTTCGATGACGATCTCGTCGTGGACATGCAGCACCACGTCCGGCAGTTGCCGCAACGCATGACGGAGAATGTCGGCGGCGGTGGCCTGCGTGATGTTCTCGCAGGCCAGACCCTTCCAGAGCCGCGCGCGGGGCCACTGCTTGGCGTCCGCTGCGGGCTTCCACGCCGCCTTGGCATAGGTCACGCCATCCTCCTCCAAAAGAGCATGAGGATAACAGAGCACGCGACCGCTCGGCAACAAGTACCAAAGATGAACGCCATCGTAATAATATGTAACGCGGCCCGCTACCATTTGTGTCTTGGGGTTGCGGATCGCGCGCGTATAGGCCACCTCCAGATCGAACCAGTAGGGCGCGGCCCATGCGTTGGCGCGGCGCCAGCCGTCCACCATCTTGCGGGCCTCGCTCTCGGGCAAAACGATGCCGTAGGCGCGGCCCATGGCAGCGAAGGCTCCGACGCCGCCGGCGAAGCCGCAGGCAAGCTCCTGCACCTTGCCGACCTGGCGCATGTCGCTGAACGTCTTGTCCTTGGCGCGGTGACCGTCAAGGATCGTCTGGTACGGCGTTTGAAACGTCGCGGCAGCATTGTAGCAGTAGACATCCTCGCCATTGCGGAACAGGTCCAGCTTGCCCTCGCCGGGCTTGCCGCTGCACCATGGCGTGACGCGGGCCTCGATGGACGACCAGTCGGCCACGACGAATTTCTTGCCTTCGGCGGGGATCAGCGCCGGGCGCAGCATGGACTTGAGCACGTCGGTCACGCGCTTGCCGAATTGCGGCACGATGGCGTGACGGCGCACCATGGCCTGCCGGGTCAGTTCAGGCTCGGCGGCGCACTTTCGGGGGAAGTTGTGGACCTGGAGGCCATAAGACGAAGCTCGTCCTGTAGCTGCGCCGCCACAGAATACAAACGCACCCCGGACGCGACCGTCGAGATCATCTGCGAGCGATGCAGCTCGCTCAAACTTCGCCACGGACGATGCCCAGACATCGTCCGCGCACTGCACCACCTCAAGGACTTCCGGTGAGATTTCATCAGGGTTCTCCATCGCCAGCAGGTTGGCACGCACGGCCTTGTCGATACTAACCTTCGCCTCGCCGTCCTTCCAGACCGTCATCAGCCTGCGGGCTTCCGGCCCGACACGCTCCCAGACCCACTCCCTCATGCGCGGGCTGCGGATGCTGGTCAAGCCCGTGATCTCGCGGAACGTGATCTCGATTTCATCCAGTTCGGCTGCCGCATAGGCGACCGCCGCCTTGGCCAGCGGCACGTCCAGCCGGACGCCGCGGTCGTTGATGCGCTCGTTGATGTGGTAGTCGGCCAGTTCCTCGTCCGTCAGGTCGCGCATGGCCTTGGAGAAGGCCCGCATGGCCAGCACGTCCTGCTCGCAGTAGCGGATCATCTCGGCCATCAGGTCGGCGTCCTCGCGGAATTGCCCGTCTGCCTGCGGCACGGACAGCGCGCGGATGAGTGCCGCGCCCCGGTGGTCCTTCTTCATGGACGCCCCCGCGAAGCGGCCCACGTCCTCCAGAGAGCCTGGCGCGCAGTTGGCGCGGGCCTGCGTCGCGGTGCAGTAGAACTGCTCCAGCGCGGGCTCGGGCACCTTGAAATCAGGACAGATCACATACCAGAACAGCAGCCGCTCGAACGCAGCGTTGTGGGCGCGGATCTGTACGCCGGACAGAATTGCGTCAGAAACTTTCTGCGGAAAGGACTGGTCGGGCGTCCATGTGATCACGTCTTCGTCATCGAAGGCGTAGGACATGCACAGCACCTCGGTGCTGGCGTCCTGCATATAGTTGTAAACGCCGCGCCCCGGCAGGTCGCAGCGGCTGCGGGTCTCGAAGTCAAGCCAAAGTGTGTTCATGATGATGGTCGGGGCGCGATCTCGGCAGAAACCGCGCCCCTTGCCCGTTACGCGCTGCGACGGCGGCGGGTGGGTGTCTCCACCGGCGCTTCGCTCACGGACTGCTCGTCAGCCTGCCCATCGAGGCTCACCCACGCGGTGATGTCGAACACCGGCGTGAAGATGCGGCCGTAGGACTTGTGCGTGTAGTGCTCCTTCTTCAGGCGCACCACCGGCACGGGCTTGGACTGGTCCTGTTCGACCTGCGCGGCGATGTCAAGGGCCAGCTTCTGAACGGCGCGCTTGCCGCCCACGGAGGTGACGTTGTAGACGACCTCCAGCCCCTTGTCCTCGCCGCTCATGCACTTGAGGCTTGCGCCGACCTGCAACTCCCAGCCCTTCTTGGCGTTAGGCGGTGCGGGATCAAGCTCCGGCAGCGGATCGGCCACCGGCACCATCTTCTCGGCCAGCACCTCGCCGTCACCCCATGCAATGTAGCCATGGACAAACGAGAAGGGGTTGACCGCCCAGGTCGAGGTTTCCTCAACCTCGGTCTGGTCGGCGCCGTACACCCAGTGGCCCGTCTTGTCCATCTTGAGGATGGCCATCCCGCTGCCGCCGACCTCATGCTCAAGCGAGCGCAGGGCCTGGGACAGCGACTGGACGGAGGGGAGCTTGGCGTTGCCAAAAGTCACGATGTCGTTCATTGTCTTCTCCTATACTAGTTTACCAATTGCCGGGTTAGCCCGGCGCTTTATTCAGCGCGCGCAAACGCGCCAAATTCCTTTTCCGCAGCGGCCCTATAGGCTGCGTGCGCTTCTTCCTCAGTGTTGTAGTCGCCGAGGTAAATATTTTTTCCTTTCACACATATTTTTGCGCGAAACTTTCCGCGGTACGGAAAAGCACCTTTCAAACCGCATTTTACGCCCCGGCGTTTTTTACTGTTGTGGGCGTTCTGTGTGTGCGTTGCTTGGCGTAAATTTACGATGCGGTTGTTATGCCGAACACCATCAATATGATCTATTTGATTTTCCGGCCAATCTCCGTACGTGTATACCCAAGCTAGTCGATGCGCCCCGTACTCATGGCCAAAAATTTTAACGGCGATGTATCCAGTTTGTCGCAGACTACCTGCGGTTCGGCCTTCTCTAATGTGGTTAGCAAAAGATGTTTTCCACGTAAACACACCGGTTGTCGGGTCGTAATGCAACAGTTCTTTCAGTTCCTGTTGGGTCAGCATGTCAGGCAATCTTTCCCAAAGCCTTCGCCAAATGCTTGCCGACCTGCAACGACGCCGGGCGCGGATCATCCGCGGGTGCCAGCGTGTCACCCGATGAGACGGCGGTGATGAGCCCTTCCGGCATGGCGATCTTGTGCTTCTTCAGCACCTTCTCGACCTGCGCCGGGCTCTTCAGCTCCGTCAATTCCTCAGCACTACAGCCTGCTTCGGCAAGGGCTGTCAATGCCGTCTGTTCGTTCACCCACTGACGCGTCGCCCGCTTGGGCACCAGCTTCCAGCCGGGGATCGGCGTCCCGGCTTCCATCAGTTCAAACGCGGTCTCCTTCGCGTCCCTGATCCAGCCCTCCAGCAATTCGATCTGGTTCAGGGCTTCCGACAGACGGAAGATGTTAGCCCCCTTGATGTTCTCGCGGCGGGTGCGCTCGACGGCGCCATTGACCAGCGGGCAGACCGACTTGGCGGCGCACCAGCGGCAGTGGTCGCCGGTGGCCAGCGGCGCGTCCGGCTGCTCGGAGGCGCGCACGGCGAGGATCAGGTCGGCCTCGAACCGCTTGATGCGGGCGAGGTCGGTCGTCCACTTCTTCACGAACGGCGGCTGGACGATGTAGACGTCGATGGCCTCGACATCCTCGAACGCCCATTTGGTCGCCGTGGTGTGAAGAGCGGCAGCGATGTAGAACATGGCCTGCGGGTTCTCTTCCGCCTCGACCGCCACGCCATCACCGAACTTCCAGTCCACCAGAATGCCACGGTCGCCAATACGGCCAACCACATCGGCGGAACCAAAAACACCAGGGAGAGTATCGCCAAAGCCGACAACCTTTTCGACATCGTATTCCATCATCTTGTTGGGGTCGATTTCGTCAAGCGCCGCAAGCGCCGGCAGCAGCTTGCTCTCCAGCCGGTCTTCCGTCAACTCGATGCCGTTGTAGAAGGTGCCGAGGAAGTCCTCCGGCGGCTTGCCCGTCTCCAGCACCGCCGCGATGACGTGGTGCAGCAGCGTGCCCTCGTCGGCGTATGCGCTGGACGGCTTGGACGGCACCTGTTGCACAAGCGCGACGCTGCCGGGGCAAGCTATTACGCGCTTCGCGGTCGAGCCGCCGACGATGGTTGAGTGTTGGGCCAAGTTTAGTCTCCTCTCTTGTGTTGAGCCCCACCGATACAAAATGCTTGTTGACCTGTCAAGCGATGTTTGATAACAGGACGGCATGGGCGCTGAAAGACAGATCGAGAAGTACTTCGTGGAGACGGTCGCGCGCATGGGCGGGACGGCGTACAAGTTCACGTCGCCCGCCCACCGCGGCGTCAGCGACCGCATCGCCTGCCTGCCGGGCGGCGCGGTGTGGTTCGTGGAACTGAAAGCCCCCGGCGGGCGGCTGTCGCCGCTCCAGAAGCTCTTCGCGGCCCGCATGAAGGAACTCGGACAGAACTACACGACACTATGGTCAAAAACGGAGATAGACGAATGGCGGCATACTATAACGAGTTCGACCCCTACGCAGCCCAATGGCTGCGCAACCTGATCGACAGTAAACTGATAGCGGAAGGTGACGTAGATGACAGATCAATTCGGGACGTGGCTCCGGGCGACCTCAAAGGCTACACCCAGTGCCACTTCTTCGCCGGTATCGGCGTCTGGTCCCACGCCCTCCGTCTCGCAGGATGGCCTGACGACCGGCCCGTCTGGACCGGCTCTTGCCCTTGCCAGCCCTTCAGCGCCGCCGGAAAGGGAGCAGGATTTGCCGACGAGCGTCACCTCTGGCCTGAGTTCTATCGCCTCATTGCAGAGTGCCGCCCTCCAGTTGTCTTTGGAGAGCAGGTTGCGAGCAAGGACGGCCTCGCTTGGCTCGACACTGTACAGTCTGACATGGAAGCATCGGGCTACGCCATTGGGGCGGCAGATCTGTGCGCTGCGGGCGTCGGCGCCCCGCATATCCGCCAGCGCCTCTGGTTTGTCGGAGAGCGGCCGGGCCACGCCGACCGTCCACGACACGAAGGGCACGGACTACAACCGCTACTCGGAAGCGGGGAAGGGCGAGGGCAGATCGGGGGCACTACAAGATCAGGCGCAACTGGCGGGCTGGGTCACCACCACCACCAGGGACTGGAAGGACAGCGGCGTGGACATCAGGCCGAGGGAGGACGGCTCGGAGCGGTACGACCAGTTGCCGAGACAGGCCAATCTAACGGGCTGGCCGACACCGACCAAGGGAAACGCAGACGGTTCGCAGATGGCGAAGGACGCCAGCCCGACTGGTCGCAGGCCGGATGGCAGCAAGGCGACGGTAAGCCTCAATCAAGTGGCTCAACAAGCAGGCCCCGCCCGACTAACGGCCACTGGCGATCTGCTGACTGGCTCCACTGCCGCGATGGAAAGTGGCGGCCAGTTGAACCCGGCACATTCCCGCTGGCTCATGGGGCTCCCGCCCGAGTGGGACGCCTGCGCGCCTACGGCAATGCCATCGTCCCGCAAGCAGCGGCCGAAGTGATAGGAGCCTACCTTGACGCTCGCCCTTAGACCATACCAGAACGACGCTGTGACGTTCCTCTACGAGCGTGACCGCGCCATGATCCTGGCCCCTGTGGGCGCCGGCAAGACCGCCATCACGCTGCGGGCCATGGCCGAGATGAAGCGGGACGGTCACGCCAAGCGGTGGCTGGTGGTGGCGCCCAAGCGTGTGTGCACCGACGTGTGGCCGGTCGAGGTCAAGAAGTGGGCACCCGACCTGACCATGGCTGTCGCCATCGGCAACGCCGCCCAGCGCAAGGTGGCGTTTGCGGCCAAGGTGAACATCGTCGTGTTCAACTACGACAACCTCGACAAGATGCCCGAGGGCGACTTCGACGGCATCGTCTTCGACGAACTGACCCGGCTCAAAAACCCGTCCGGCCTGCGCTTCAAGGCGCTGGCCAAGGTGCTGGACCGCTTCAAGGTGCGCTGGGGTCTTACGGGCTCGTTCACCTCCAACGGGTTGGAGGATGTGTTCGGCCAGTGCAAGGTGATTGACGAGAAGCTGCTGGGCCGGGCCAAAGGTGCGTTCCTGCAGCAGTACTTTGTGTGCATGAACCGGGACTTTGGCGACTGGGCTCCGCGGCGCGGTGCGCTGGAGCAGATCATGACCCGCATCCGCCCGGCGACGTTCGTGCTTGAGCCTGGCGTCTATAAGGACAAGCTGCCGCCGTGCCATGTGGTCGAGATGCGCTGCGACCTGCCTGACCGCGAGCCATACGAGAAGATGAAGAAGGAGTTCGTGGTCGAGATGCAGGGCAAGGAGATCAGCGCGCCGTCGGCCGCCGCGGTCACGACCAAACTGCAGCAGATGGCCGGCGGCTGGGTCTATGCCGAGGATCGGCGCCCGTCATGGTATTCGACGCACCGCTTCGACCTGCTGGACGAGGTGCTGGACGGCAACCAGCGGGCCAATACGCTGATCGTCTACAACTTCGTCGAGGAGTTGGCGGAACTGAAGCGCCGCTATCCCGGCAAGCTCTGGACGCTGGACGACGGCGCCGACGTCATCGAACGCTGGAACGCAGGCAAGATCCCGCTGCTGGCGGTCCATCCCAAGTCGGCGGGGCACGGCCTCAACCTGCAACACGGCGGCCATCACCTGGTGTTCCTGTCGCTGCCGTGGTCGCTGGAACTCTACGAGCAGGTGGTTGGCCGGCTGCACCGCAGCGGGCAGGAGCGCGACGTGTGGGTCTACGTCCTGCTCACGAACAAGACCATCGACGAGCGCATCTGGGCGGCCCTTGCCGACAAGCGCGCCATATCGGATATTGCACTGGAGGAGTTGAAAGGATGAAAAAACCCGAAATCACTACGCGATTAGGTCCGTATGACCCTGATACCGGCGTGTTTGTTGAACAACAAGTATTATACTACGCTGGGTTGTCCAATTGGCACGATCTAAACGTGGTTCTGATGATGCGCAGCGAGGCCCAGGTCAAGGCCATGCTGGATGAGGAGGTCGAGGTCCACAAGCGCCCGACCTACGCGGTGCGCATTCACCAGCGGTACACGACGCTGCGCGCGCAGCGGGAGCGGAAGGAAATCATGGAGAAGATCAATGGCTGACGTTTATTCCGACCCTGCGTGGGACTGGGCAATTGCGGAGCGCGACGCCGAGATCACCCGCCTCAAGGAGGAGGTGGAGCGGCTGCAATCCATCATCACGGCTGCGGATCGTGGCTCTCCGATCTACAAAGCGATTGAACGGACGCTGGACGAAAAATCAGCGTGGATCGCGCGTCCCAATCATGACGTTACACAGGCGGTAGCCCTGACGGCAGGCATTGCGTGGAGCATTCACTATCCGCAGGAGGTGGTGGAACAAAATCTGTCATTGCAACTAGACAATCACCGCCTCCGTGAGGAGGTGGAGCGGCTGGTTCAGTCGCGCAATCGCTGGGGCCAGAAATACAACAAGCTCCTAAGCGCGGTTCGCACTGAACACGCTTATGGGGTTTATACCGAAGCCCGTGATGAATATCGCCGGGTCATCACCGAACAGGCATCGGAGATAGAGAGACTGAGGACCGATGTGCGCCTCGCTGTGATGTCTGACAGTAAAGAATGCACAGCAATCAGCGAGGTGAACGCCAGCCTCCGTGCGGAGGTGGAGCGGATGACAAAGGCGCTGACCATCAGCGCTGCCAGCCTTGTCGCAGCAATCAGACTTCTGAAACGCGCGGGGAAGAAAGGCGCACCGTCCGACAAGATGTTCGCAATGATGCTGGCCGATTACAACAAAGCCCTAGATGAAGCCCGCGCCGCCCTCACATCTCAGGAGCCCCGCACATGATCCGACTCGAACAGATACCGGAGGAAGTTCTCCGCGCGTTGTGCGCCAGCATGGGCTGCGAGTGGGCCATGCAAGATAAAGAGGACCAGATAATCTTGCGGCGTCACATCGCCGCCGCCCTCATATCATGGCCGAACAGCCTCACGCGCGATACCGGGATGGGTTTCGTGGATGTCATCCTCCCCCTCAAGGAGACACCCGATGGAAAGTGACCCCGCACACGATGAAATGGTGGAGAAGGTGGCGCGGGCGATTTGTGCCGAGAAATGCGCCTTCATGGGAGAGCCGCCCTGCCACACGGTAATGGACGGCACCGAGTTTTCATGGCCACCAGAGACATGCTGTGAGCCGGGATGCATTGCAGAAGCCCGCGCCGCTCTCGCAGTAGTCCGCGCGATGACAAAGGAAAGCGAATGATGTGTGATTATGAAACAGGCTGGGCAATTTGGGGGCTTGGTGTCAGTATGGGGGTGGTAATCATGCTGTGCGTTTTTGCGTGGTTCGACCGATGACTAGCAACGTCCTGGACGAACGCCAGAAGACCCACGGCGATTACTACAACACCGCCGCGACGGCGCAGGCTCTCAAGGATGTGATGCGCCGGGGGAAGAACTGGACGTCGCTGGATGACAGGCAGCGCGAGACGCTGGAGATGGTCGCCACCAAGATCGGCCGCATCCTGTCAGGCAACCCGCATGAGGTCGATCACTGGAAAGACATCGCGGGCTATGCCCAGTTGATTGAGCAATGGCTCACGCCACCGGCTGGCCTCGAAACCAAGCCTGACCTTTGATGACGCGGCAGAACTCCGGCTCCAGCAACATGCCGCTAGGTGCAAAATGCAATACAGTAAAACCCTGTGACCAGTTCACAGGGTTATCTTCTGCGTAGGAGAACTTGTCGTTTTCCGGGCCGAAGTCAGATAGCGTGCCGCATTCGACGCCCCAGCGAAGGCCGTTGTAATCGGCAAACATGACCGCCTGAAGCCGATGCGTGTGCCCGGTCACGATGGACTTGCCGCTCTTCAGCGTGTTATTGTACGCCCCGTGCACCCCTTGATGGATGCGGTGCTTCACGACCGTGTGATCGTTCAGCCACAGGCTTGTGCAGAACTGCCACGCAGGGAAGTGGTGGGCGATATCAAACCCATGCACCAGCTCGTATTCCGGCGCCGCTTGCGCCAGCCGTGCCATGAAGCGGTTGTCGTGGTTGCCGGCGGTCCACATCAGATAGCAGCCGGGAGGCGCGTATGCCTCGATCTCTGCGTGACGCTCCTTGACTGCCTCCAGCTCCTCGGCCACGCTTGGCAACTGCACGTGCGCGCCTGGCGGGTGTCGGCTGATCTTTGCCCCGTCGAAGCTGTCGCCGTTCATGATGATCATCGACGGCTGCAATTCCTTGATGATCTCGATCAGGGCCCCAAACGCCTTGCTGCGCTCGCCAGGCCAGAAATGCCCGTCGCTGCCGATGATGACGGGACCAACGATGTTCTCTTTTAGCGCACGGAAACCTTGTGTCGGCACCTCGATCTTTGGCCGTTTTGCTGGCTGCGACACGGTGTCCAATATGATCCCGTGCCGTTGCTCGATGCCATTCCGCCGCGCAATGACCCCGCGCAGGTTAAGATTTAACTCTTTGGCGACCACAGACGGCGATCCTAGACGCTTCCAGGCGTCAATGAACTCCTGGTCAGAGTATTTCTTGGGCATTCGCTACTCCTGCGCGCGGCGGAAGTTCAACCGCCAGATCACGTCCGCAACTTGCTTGCCGAGCGTGTCGATCTGTTTTTCTTCGGCATCGGGAAAAACAAGATGTGCTACTTCGTGAGCGGCTATTTCCAAAAGCATCTTCGGCTTCTGAAGGAGGCGCGGATCTAGCTGGATGTGGTCTTCGTCAATATAGGCCCAGCCCCAGGCACGCTCACAAGTTTTCCATTCGATGGTGATCTTGCGGCGTTTCATACGTCAATCCTTGCATCGCTTGCGGCGGTGATCCCACTCGCCGCCGCGGCGGATGCAGTCGCGCCACTCTTGCTCTTTCTCGGGCGGCATCCGCTTCGTGACATATTTGAGAATGGATGGCCACAGCTTCTGCGTCAGCCGCCATCCGAACTCGATCCAGAACGACGGACGCTGGGCGAACAGGAAAGCCCCTGCGCCCAGCCCCAAGAGTACAACGACAGTCGCTATGGCCTCTTGCCAAGTCACTTCTTGTTGGGGATCGCCCAGACAAGGACCGGCGTCAGCAGGCCGACGATGGTCGCCACCGTCTCCTGACTGATCCACGACAGCGAGAAGCCGGTGTAGGTCTGCACGATGAAGAGCACACCCATGATGAGCGCGACAAGCGCCTTGTCGATCGACGTAAACATTTCACTTCTTTCCTTTCGTTGTGCCGGGGTAGGACACCCACGGCAGTTGAAAATGTGGCCCGTCCTTAAACGTCTTCCAGTCGCCGCCCCACTCCAGAGGCACGTTTTCCTTCTTGGCCGCAGACTTCATGCGCGTGGCGAGGCGGTCGTAGAGCGGCCAGTCCCAGCGCACCTGGCCCTTGATCGTGCAGGCCAGATCGACGGCGTGTGCAAAACCATTTGCCGCAGGGATATGTCGGGACCGTAACGTTTTGGATGCGCCCTTGGCCTTGAGGATCTTCTGCTCCTCCAGCGTGCGGACGCCGCAGGTGACGATGAAGCCCGTCGCCGGGTCGGCCCAGTCGGCAGCGCAGCGCATGACGACACG